ATGTATTTATAGAAATACCTAATCATGATATTTCCGATGACGATTCAGAGAGTTCAATAAATAATGCTTCAATAAGCCCCCTACGCACCTTTTATGTTTGTGTCGAAAATAATACGGTCGGTAATGAAAATTTTCCACCAATATCTGCTAATTGGCAAAGAGACGAATGCTCAAAGAAAATTTCAGCCTGCAAACTAAGATTTGGAAAAAATGGCCTAAGATTTGGAGGATTTCCAGGAACACATGCATACCCACCAAAAGGATAGTTTTAAAAACGATTTAATCGAATATGCCAATACAGACTTAAAAAAAGAAGTTTGTGGCTTTGTGTGTTACAAAGATGACAAATTAATTTTTAAACCTGCCAAAAATCATTCAAATGATGATGATATATTTTTGATTAATCCTGCAGATTTTTTACAGGTAAAATTAACAGGAGAGTTGTTAGCAATATTTCACACTCATGTAAGTGGCAGAGAGGACCCGTCCGAATATGACATAAAAAATTCAAAAAATTGTCTTTGTCCATTTTTGATCTATTCTTTAGCTACAAAGAGATTTAATTTATTTGATATGCCCAATTTTCAAAGATCAGAAAAAGGTGTAATAATGTTAAAGGAGTATTTGGATGACTAATGTAACTATACACGGAAAATTTGGGGAAATTTATGGTACAAACCATAAGTTTAAAGTAAAAAAACTTTTAGAAATTACTAGCGCTTTAGAAGCTAATAATCCAGGCGTTAAGAATTTTTTGCTTTCTCAATTTAAAGAAGGATTGAGTTATGCTTTTATAGACCCTCAAAATCCAAATAAAAAATGGGAAACAGTTGATCAACTATCTTCAGCAAATGCTCCTAAAGAAATACATATTGTCCCAACGATAACTGGCGCATTTGTTTTTACTGCCATCGCTACTTTCGCTGTAGGTATAGGTGGATTCGTAGCTGGCGCTCTTGCAAGTCTAGGAACAGCTTTAGCGAGTGGAGGATTTTTGGCTAATTTGGCGGTTGGAATGTTAATTCAAGGGGTTATGTCTTTATTGTTTCCAATTGAAACTCCAAAGCCTCAAACCGCGGAAAGCAAAATTGATATGTCTAGCTACATTTTTACCAATTTGGAAAACAATGCCGTACAGGGTTTTCCTATACCATTATTGTATGGAGAACTTCGTATCGGATCTAATGTTATTTCAACTAATGTTACTAGTGAAGATTTAGGATAATGGGTTTTTACAAAAATATATTTAAGAGAAAAATAGTCATAGCTGGTCGAAGTAAGGGAGCTTCACCTTCTTTTTTGATGCCGCCAAACGCAGCCGCTGCTAAACAGGGTTATCAGATATATGAAGCGGTAGATTTATTATGCGAAGGTGAGGTTGCAGGTTTAGTTGGTCAAAAAGGAGAGTTTTTATCTGGTGGCTCAAGAGTTCAGAAACAATTTAATATAGAAAGTAATGTTATTGGAGGATCAAATCTTTCTATTGATCAAGGAATTTATTTTGACGATCAGGCACTAAGAGATTCTGATGGTAATTCAACTCATTCTAAATACGATATTGAATTTAAAAGTGGAAGAATTTTGCAAGGCAAATCTTCTATTATCTCAAAACCAAGTAGATTAAAAAAAATATCTTCTCCAATTAAAGGACCGTATGATATGACCGCCCAAATAGAAATTCAATCCGATGGGCGCGGAGGGACAAGAGAAGTCGTCATTAACAATAATGGCGCAAGAACAGGCACTGGAAGTAGAGATATAAGATTTGAGGGGACTTCAGCGAGAGATTTTGTAGAGTGGCAAAATTATGTGCCAATAGAATCTGCTGCCAAACCATTTACTTATACAAATTATGATAAAGATGTAGATGAAATAGATATAGGTTTACAAATAGATGCGTTAAGTGATACAAAATCATTTTCTACCAAAGGAGAAAATCAAGCTGGTAAAAGTAAAATGGGTACACCGCTACCTTTAACAGTGACTTTTAGAGTTAGCGTTGGAAAAGCAGATAAAGATGGTACTGTAACAAGCTCTGCTGCGGGGTTTGTAGTTAGACCAGGAAAGGGCAAAACAGTTGGAGAAGGTGATACGCAAGGAGAGATAGCGATTAGCGGAATTATTACAGCACCCTATACAATAACTTTAGAAAATATAGCTTTACCAGAATTATCAGATACAGACTTATATAATTTTATTAAAATAGAAAAATTAGAGCACGAAACAATTTCTAATTTAGTCAATAGGGATGTTGGCGTAGGAACAATAACGGAAAAATATCTAGATACATTTTACTATCCTGGAAGTTGTTATGTAGCTAGTCAGATAGATGCTCAATATCACCCCAGAATTCCATCAAGGACATTTAGACTTAAAGGTAAAAAAATAAAAATACCTGCAAATTACAATCCAATAAATGCTGACGGAACTGATAGAAGATTTTGGGATGGATCAGGTACTACAACTAGAGGAACAGAAATTTACTCAGCATCTCCTGGCTTACAGGCTGGCCAATGGGATGGAACTTTCAAATATGCTTGGTCTGATAATCCAGCTTGGATATATTATGATATTTTAACTAATAGAAGATATGGTTTAGGATCTTATTTGCAGGATATAGATATAATAGACAAATGGACTCTTTATGAAATAGGAATGTATTGTGACGCTGTTACAATGCATGATGGAAGCAAGACTACTAATGATATGGGAGGTGCTGGTAAATTTATTGGATTAGATGATGGATTTGGTGGTCTTGAGCCTAGATTTAGTTGTAATATATTAATAAAAGATCAAACTGATGCTTATGACGCTATTCAAAATTTAGCTAGGTCATTTAGAGCAATGACATACTTTAATAATTCTTGCGTATCGGTTAAAGTAGACAGGCCATATTTTTTTGAAGACTTTAATAATACTACAAACTTAGCACCAAAAGAAAATAAATTTCCACCTCATTTAATTTTTAATAATTTGAATGTTAAAGACGGAATGTTTTCATACGCAGATGTTGATAGGCAAACAAAACTATCCGCTGTAGAAGTTTCTTTTTTAGATAAAAGAAATAATTATACGGCGCAGACCGAATATGTAGAAGATCCTGAGGCTATAAAACATGTAGGATTAAATTTTAAACAAATAGATGGTATCGGTGTTACTTCAAAGGCTCAGGCCCATAGATTAGCAAAGTATATTTTATTTGAATCACAGCATACGACAGAAACAATATCTTTCAATGCTGGCTTAGAAGCTCTTTTAGTGCAGCCAGGAGATATTATAAGAGTTGAAGATGAAATGAAAAATTTCACTAGAAACTATGGAACAGTTTTAGGAGCAAGCGGAGAAACTGATTACTATGATCCAGATGGCACTACAAATATAAACACATTAAATTCTGGAAAGGGGCCATCGGCTATAATAGTTGAACCAGCAATAGGTAGCGATTTAACTGATTATGTAACTGGTGGAAACATACATATATACAATCCAGTAGGTAAATCTGGAATTGAAGATTTTTATCGAAATCCTTCTTCGAATAATGAGTTATATAAAGAAATACATAACCCCCAAGTAATGTCTTTAAAAATAAAACCTGGGGGTTCGGGTTCTAGTTATGAAATTATAGATAGCGGTGTTGCCGTATTTATAGACGGATTAGAAACTTTTGCTGATGGCAGTACTGGTAGTCAGTGGTTCTCAGAAAAAGATGCAAATATAAGACATGGATCAATATATAACATTGATTCAAGTGGAATAAACCCAAAGTTTTATAGAGTATTAAATATATCGGAAGATAAAAATTTAGGATTTAATGTAGCAGCAACCATACATCACACTGGTAAATTTAAATTTGTAGAAGAAAATGTATCTTTCGACGTGGGAGTAGACGCATTTCAACCAAGTCTTACTATAACAGATGTTACTAGGCCCGATATACCATCTAATGTTGTTACAGGCGCATTTGTTGAAAATGCAGATAAATCTTTAAATTTAAGTTTAACAATAACTGATCCAACCGATATAGAAAAAGTTCCAGAAAAATATATAGTTATTTTAGATGAGCCTAATCAAAATACTAGGGTAAGCGAGCATTTTAAAAGTAGTAGCACTACTACAACTATTACATTAAGTGGAGATTCTAAAATAGATCAAATAGGAAATTACTTAATTAGTGTATTTTCTGAGAATGTAACACCAATAACTGTTAGATCAGCTGATTCATTTAATGTTAATTTTGCGACCACTATAGATGATTTTTCTTTTACAAATCAAGAGGCCTTTACTGAATATTCGAACATATCTATAGCTACTGATTTTAGTTCTACATTTGATAATGCCGCCGAAACTGGAGTTGCTCAAAATTCGTTTATTCAAAACGATAGTTCGTTAAACGCCATAGTGAATTTAGAATTTGAAGATATATTTGGAAATACTGGTGTTGATGTGCAACAAACTGTACTAGAACAAAAAATAAATATATTAGATAAATTAGGAGTTGAAAAAGTAAATGGTTTTAAAACCTTAACAAATGATAACGCTTTTACTATATCTAATATAGAAATTAATGAAGCATTTGGATATACTGGAGACAATAGATTTAGAGTGCCTCCAGGCTCCT